GCGGTCGCATGGATCACGGGTTCGGCGGCGGATCCCTTGTGCGCCGAGTAGAGGTAGGCGACGTGCGTCTCCGGGTCGAGCGCCCCCCCCCCCGCGGCGGTCGGCTTGGCGCCGCCCCCGCAATCCATCCCGTAGCCCCGCCGCCAGTGCGGCGGGATGGTGAACCCTTCGACGGCGATCTCGCTCTCGGGCACCGGGTAGATCACGCCGGAGCCGATTTGCGGGATCCCTTTGGTCCGCGCATCGCGGTGCCAAGGCGGGATCGAGGCCAGCAGCTCGGCCTTGGTTTGGGCCGACAGGTGCGGCACGTCGTCCCAGCTTGCCATCGTCACGTGCTTGCTCACGCGACCTCCACCACGCCCTCAGCGCCGCGCCCGCCCGGCAGGAACGACAACACGACCGGCGTCAGGCCCATCAAGGGGGTGAACGTCAACAGGATGATGCCGCCGGCAAAGTCGGGTGTCTCCGCGGTGCGGAGCAGGCACTCCGTGTAGATGTCCTCGGGGCACTCCTCGTCGAGCCAGATGACGTGCTGCGCGGTCCCCTGGAAGCCCTCGCGGCGCTGGTCGTAGCTCTTGAACGCCAGTTGCGACGTGCCGCCCGTGGCGTGCCGCACCGTGATCGAGTCGAGGGCGTCGGGCACGCCGCGCCGAAGCGTGTACCGCTCGATGAGGTGCGCGGGGAGCATCCCGGTCCACCGGCCCGCCTGCCAGTCATGCGGCGGCCCACAGAGCGTCTCTTGCAGGATCTGCCGGACGGTCGTGCTCGTGTCACCGCACGCCCAGGTGCGGACGGCCTCGGCGAACCGTCGGCCCTCCCACCAAGGCGGATAGTCGCCCGCGAGGTGGCAGGTCAGCTCGTACGCGCCCGCGTCGGTCTTGCCGATGCGGTTGCCGGCGATGAACGCCCGCTCGCGGTGCTGGACGCCCGCGGCGAAGAACGCCAAGTGCTTCGGGTAGAGCGCGCGGCGCGTGGCCCCCGCGTCGGGGAAGTAGCGGCGGATCTTGTACGTCGCCCGGCGGGCGAGCTCGTCGCGGGCCGCCGTGCCGAGACGCGCGGCCAGCGTGGGATCATCGGCCATCGCGGAGGATCCGCGCCGCCTGATCGCCGAGCTGCACGAGCTGCTCGAGCGCGGCGTCCTTGAGGCCCTTCACCTTGTCCGCCAGGGGCTTTTCGTCGACTTCGATGCGGTCGATGAGCAGCCGAAAGTGCTTGCCGAGCTGCTCGAGGACGCGCGGCTTGTCCCACGCCTTGATCTTATGAACCCACTCCTGGCTGCCGTCGCCAGCGGTGATGTTCTGGCGGATGATCTCCACCGACGCGAGCGCGGAGCGCACCTCGGGGGGCAACTCCGAGATTGGCCGCAAGCTGCCGTGCTCATCAAAGACGGCCCCGATGTCGAAGTACGCCACGCGCCGCATTTCTTCGAGCGTGCGGTCGGCCGTCAGCTCGGCGCGCTCGAGGCGCGCAGCCTGGCGCTCGCGAATGGCGGCCCGAATGTCTGGTTTTGTCAGCAGCCACGAACCCTGCGCTCGCGCGGCTCGCTTGGAGTAGCCGGCGCGAATCGCCGCCTGCGTGGCGTTTTGATCGACAAGGTACTCGATGACGAACCGCTGGCGCCGGTCGGCAGGAGGGTGTGGCCGGGTGACGGGCGCCTTCGCGCGCGGCGGCTTGCGCTTGGCCATCGCCCCAAGGATAGCACCGACGTCAACGTCTGGGCAGTCCTGACGCGACCGACTTGACAAACGCATAGCGCATGTGTATACTGTCACTAGACAGCGCGGGAGCCACCCCGCAGGAGGACACCATGACCGACCAGATCATCGATGTGACAGCCTTTGGCGGCCACATGTCGGTGCGCGCGCTCGTGCGGCGGCTGTACACTCTCGGCCGTGCCGGGCAGATCCGATCGCTGCGCGTAGGCGACGGATGGGTCCAGATCCAGGGCCAGGGCATGGCGGCTCGGACTGCGACCTGCTACCTCGACGAGACTCAGCCGTACGATGGTCGCGATCACGACATCTGGTCGCTCGACGGCGACTGGCATCCCCAGCACCCGACCATGGCGACGGGCCCGGTCATCGATTGGCACTAGATCGCCGCGCAGCCCCAGCGGCTGCGCCCAGTCCCGCGCGTCGGGGCTGAGCGGAGCCGCTGATGGCTCAGACGCCGCGCCAAGCGGCAGGAGGACACCATCCATGAGCAAGCGAGCTAGGTTCGTCGCGCCGAAACGCCACACGCCCCGGGACGGTGCGCAGGGTATCGCATGGCCGGCTGTTGGACACGACGATCCCGAGTCGGCCGAGTGTGGCGCGTACCTGTTCCAGTCCGACGGGGAGGATGTCGCCTACTATTGCGATCCCGACCGCGATCTGGTGTTCGAACTAGCAAGTGAAGCGTGACCGTTCTCGCCATCCCGCTGTCCTCGTGGGCCGCGAGCGTGTCGGTTGGCACCGACCAGCCGGGGGACGTAGGCCCCGGCGTCGTCGCAGTAGAAGGTAAACAATCATGACTTCAGCGTGTCC